TTAATGACGGTGGTACTGGGTATGCGGTTGGTAATGTTTTGATATTAGAAGGTGGAAATGCTGATGGTCGGGTTACTGTATCAACAGTAAATGATGGGGTAATAACTGGTGTAAGCCTAACCACTCCAGGTACTGGATATCAGGTGCAGAATGTAAACACTCTTGGTGGTAGTGGAAGTGGGGCGATAATAAGTATTGATAGTATTGTAGCTGAAGATCCAAGGACAATGGCAATGCTTGAGGTAGAAAATGTTTTTACCGCCATTAATCGTTTCGGAGATGGAACAAACTACACAGAAATAAAGACTGATGGGGAAATTAACCTACACGGTACGGCCAGAGTAATCAGAGATTTGTGGATAGATGCGGCAGGGATTAAAGCACCAGGTGCTAAACCGGCTACCGAAGTGTCATTTGGGGCGTTGGAGACATCGGCTTGGGAGTTTAGCAATGAGGCTGTAGAGGCCAATCAAGAAAGCGTTAGCTGGAGAATTGCTGTTCTTTATGATTTTGATAGAACAGAAGAAGTGATAATAAGACTTGGCTGGACTTCTGGTTCTACGGGCAACTGTAAGTGGCAGTTGAAATATCGTTGGTTTAGTGAAGATGAAGATATGACTCAAGATGGAGAAGAAACGCTAACGGTTACTGATTCCGCTTCTGCTACTGCCAACGGGCTGGTAGTTACCACCATTGAAGGGATAAACGCTCCAGATGCGACTGATGCCACCATTATATTCAAGTTGACTAGATTATCGGCAGATGAAAATGATACTATTGGGGATACTGTTGAACTTCACGGAGTTTGTTTTAATTACATTAGCAATAAATTAGGGGAAGCATTATAATAATGAGGTGTTAAAATAAACTATGCTTACAAAACAAGAATTGCAAAACATAAGCCGCCTTTTATATACAGGTAAATGGGGTATGAGCTTACAAGAAAGTAGCCAAACGATTACACCCTTAATAAACTAAAAAAAAGGTAAATTGACACCAGGATTGTTAGTTTGCTATTATTGATTAGATGCCAGAAGTAACAGATAAATATATTAGAATACCCGTTGCAAAAAAAAAGAAGGGAGACAGAATAAGGACTATTACGATTTCTGCCAAAGAGGGGATTAAGGCTTTGTATGCTGGGAATAGAAAAAAGATTGTAACTTATTTATTTTTAAGGTCTAAGGGGTGGACAATGGCTAAGGCTAAAAAATGGATAAAAGATCATAAAAGGTTGGGAATTGTTTATACCAAGGGTTTTGTTAAAAAAATTAATAAAAGTGCCCAGAGCGTTAAAGAGGGTAGATTGGGACTATGTGTTATTTCTAGTGGTACCGTTGATCGGGATGGGGATATTTTAGAGCCTAGCGGTGCAGACTTTTCCAATTTTAGAAAAAATCCTAGGTTGCTTTGGTCACATAATAGCGGAGGGGGAGAGGCTAGACCGTCTATCGGCAGGGTTGAAAATGTTGAGATACGGAACGGAAAGATATTTTTTACTCCTGTTTTTGATTTAAAAGATAGTTTTGCGGCTGAAATATACAGGAAATATAAGGATAGATTTTTAGATGCTTTTTCTGTTGGATTTTTACCCAAAGAGTGGGATGAAATTGAGGCAGGTTATCACTTTAAAACATGGGAGGGCTTAGAATTTAGTGCTGTTAATGTTCCTGCCAATCCTGAAGCATTGGTGGTTTTAAGAAGTCAAAAGTTTGACGTTTGTAAAAGTTGGAAAGATTGGAAAAAGAATAAACCCTTGGTTGACGACGATGACGACGACGACGATGAGTGGAAAGAAAGCTTTGAGGGCGTGATATCTAAGTCTATTGATTTATACAAAAAGGGTAAGTATCGTATTAAAAAAATGGCTAAACTTTATAAGAAGTTTGGTCGATTGGCACCAAACAGGGAACATTTTGAGCTAGCGTTGAGTAAAGTTGCCAAAGGAAAATTGATTGAAGTTAAAAAAGCTGAGCCTGATAAAAAGGCATTACTTAAGCAATTAATTAAGATTGCTGATAAACTTGGTAATGAATAGGTTTTCTCCAAACCTATGCATGGCTTATTAATTACTAAAAAGGGGGTGAACATATAAATGAAAAAATCTGAATTGAAAAAACTATTAGCTGAGATTGCTAAAGAGAAAAAACTTGAGGTGAAAGCCAAAAAGAAAAAAGAATCTGAAGTAAATGAGCTAATGGAAAAATTGGTTAAAAAGACGACAAAAGCAGTTTTGAAAGCTACTAAAGCAGGGGATTCTAAGGCTCCTGATAAAGGTAAACCGAACAGTAAAAACAAAAAAGAACATGTTGAAAAGTTCTTTAAAGCTTTACTTAAGGGCGATAAATCATCTGACGTTCTAGTTGAGGGTTCTGATGCCTCTGGAGGCTATTTAGTACCTGATGAATTTAGAGCGGATATTGTTGATTGGGCGCAAGATAAACCTGTTATCAGACGATTTGCAACAGTATGGCCTATGAAGGGTAAATTGTTAGAAATTCCTACTTTGGCCGCTGATGTTGCTGTGTACTGGGGTAATGAAAATTCCTCACTATCTACAACTTCTGCTGAGTTTGGTAACATCCAGCTGACTCCGTACAAGCTTAATGCGATAATTTTCTTATCTGTTGAGTTAGTGGAGGATTCCGCCATCAATATGGTTTCTTATCTAACCGGAAGATTTGCGCAAGCAATTTACCGTGAAGAAGATAGGAAATTTGTTGCTGGTACGGGAAGTGGAGAGCCTACGGGTCTTTCGACATATTCACTTGGTACGGTAAATGCTGGTAACGCTGGTACAGCGGATGAGTTAATTGAGACTTATTGGAGACTTCCACAAGGTCATAGAGAGAATGGTGTTTGGCTAGCGTCAAACATGACACTCTTTAATATCAGTAAGTTGAAGAACGATAACGGGGATTATTTGATGATCCAACCTACTTCTGGTGGATTGCCTACGATCATGGGTAAGCCTGTTATGGAGCAAAACGACTGTGCGAAAAGCGTTTATTTTGGTGACTTGAGATTCTATTACATTGGTGATAGACGGAAAATGACCGTAAAGGTTACTACCGAAGGCGCTGGTACTTTCTTGAAAGACCAGGTTGCTATCAAGGTTACTGAAAGAGTCGATGGTAAGTTGGCTTTAACCAGAGCGATGCGTAAAATTACTAATTGGTAATTTGTTGCCTGCTGGGGATAACTGTGGAGAGCGTTATCCTCAAATGGGAGGAAATTATGATACAAGTAAAATTGACTAGAAAATCTAAATACGGTAGTCGGAACTCCGTTGTATTGGTGACTAGAAATATTGCCCATGGAATAATTGACAATGGAGATGGGAAAATATTTAAACCAACCAAAAGAGTTTATAATAACCGTATGATGAGGGGAAAGTAATGAATGCTTACGCTTTAACTACGGTTGCCAGATTAAAATCCTTTTTGGGGATTACCGTTGCCACCCATGATACGTTATTGGAAACAATTATTGATTCTGTTACGGATTTTGTTGAGAATGAGTGTGGCAGAAGATTTAAGAAAACTGCTTATGACGGAACGATAATTAATGGACTGGGAGCCAAAGAGTTGTTATTACCTCAGTGGCCTGTTGTGTCGGGAGAAACTTTTAATTTATGGTATAGGGATTCTGGTACTTATGGTGGTACTAGCTGGAAATTAGTAAGTACCAGTGATTATAGAAAAGATGAGGAGGCTGGAATTATTAGTGCGGTTGGTGAATTTTATAAAGGTTTTCAGAATTACAAAGTGCAGTTTACGGCTGGATATGATTTTGAGAATGTTGGTGAAACACTAAAAACCCTTGCCGAAGTCGGATTAAGTGATTTGGAATTAGTTGTTTGGAAGTTGGGAGGTAGAGCTTTTTCCAATAGAAAAGGTGGAGATAATATAAGCAGAATGAAATTGTATAATTATGATGTTACTTTTTCTAAAGAAGCTTATAGCGACGACGAAGTAAAAGAAATTTTGATGAAGTATAAGCGTTTTGTTGTATGAGCATTAGACACTTCTTTGACAGTACAGTTGTTATTAAAAGAATGACGCCAATTAATGGTACGGATAAGGTACGGTCTAGGTCTACCGCTACGGTTGATGTGAACATTCAGCAACTAGATAGAGATACCATCGAAAAAATGAACGGTGTTTTTGGTGAAGATTATGTTTTATATTGTGACTTTGAGGTTAATATTAGAGAGGGAGATACTGTTGAGGCGGGAGATAATCAATATAAGGTAACGGAGGTAATTAAGGCTACGTTGTTTGGAATTAATCAATTTAAGCAAGTTTATATAACTAAGTTGGATGAAAGTTAAGATTAAGATTAAACCAGATCCTAAAGTCTTGGCTAAACAATTTTTGGGAGCAGAAAAGAAATTAGCACGCAGGTTATGGGAGGGATTAACGGCCTATGCGTTTTTAATTGAAAGAAATGCGAAACTAGTTACTCCAAGAGATACCAGTAGCTTGGCTAATAGCATTAAGACGGCTTTTAACCCACGTAAATTTCAGGCTATTATTGAACCCAAGCTTATTTATTCACGATGGATACATGAGGGCTGGATGAGGCGTGGGGGGAAGATTATTTATTTGTTAGGGATGGGTAGGGCTGGAACTCCTTTTGGGGGCAAGCCTTATATGGATTTAGGGGCAAAAGATTCTGAGGTACAAGGTAATAGGATAATATCTGCTAAAATTAGTCAAGCAATTAGAGAACTATGAGTTTTAATATACTATCAACCAAAATTAAAAGTATACTGGAAGGGATAAGTGATATTCAGATTGTATATGACTATCCTTGGTTGAAGTTTAGCGGATATCCGGCCGCTACTGTCACACCTTCGGGATACGACAGCGACTATGAGACTAGTTCCGAAAACCAAAGGGTTTATATTTACACACTTAGATTGTTTGTTAATTTAAATGATGTTAATAAAACTACTTATAAGGAAAAGGTTGAGGATGGTCATAGAATTATTAGAGAATTGACTGATACGGTAATAGATACTTTTGACAAAGATGAGCTATTAGATGGGATTATTTTGCCTACGGGATATACGATGATCGGGGTTAAGCCCGTGCCTAGTAGTATTGTTTATTTCCCGCAGGAAAAGATGGTTGTATCTGAAATTAAGTTAGAAGTTAAAATTTCGTTTGACACAAACTCTTAAAGTTTGCTATTATTAATCAATGAGTAAAATTGCTGGAAGACTAGTAAGGCTGGGATTAGGCGTTGAAAGTACCAGGGGCGTAGGTGTCGCGCCAACTATTTGGATGCCCCATGTTAATACAACCCTATTCCCAAAAGTGGATGAGGCCAGAGATATTGGAGCATTGGGATCGTTGGCTGACAGTAACGACAAACTGGTAACCGAAAAATATGCAGAGGGAGATATTACTGCTGAATTAAGAGATCAATCTATTGGATACTTTTTATATGCTTGGTTGGGTGCTGTAAGTTCTAGTGGTTCTGGTGATGAATATGAACATTCTTTTTCATTGAGTGAAAGTAACCAACATAAATCTTTAACGATAGTTGAAAAAAGCGATATTGTAACCCAAATGTACAAATTGGCCATGCTTTCAAGATTTGAAATAAATGTGACTTTAGACGGATTGGTACAATTTACGGCTGGAATACTTGCTAAGAATCCAGTTACAACCACCCAAACTCCTTCGATTACTGCTGAAAATAAATTCACCAAAAAAGGAACCAAGATTTATATTGCTGCTGATTTGGCTAGCTTAGATGCCGCTACTGCATTAGAAACTAAGGCCTTGACCTTAACTTCTGATACAGGGGCAGAGAGAGATAGCGCTCATGGTACTGTGCAACCAGTAGATATTCTAAACAAAATGATGTCTATTGAGGGTTCACTTTCACTTAATTACGAAGATAATACTTTAAGGAATTACATGGTTGATGGTGATACTAAGGCTGTAAGAATAGATATTGAGGATTTAGATACTACCTTAGATTCCAATACTCCACGACTGAGAATTGAATTACCAAAAGTTGATTTTTCGGAGTGGGAAGGTAACTATGCCTTAGAAGATATCGTTTCTCAGACTATAAAATTCAAAGCTAATTATGACAATACTAATGGGATAATTTCTACTTGCGCTTTACGCAATGGTATGGCATCCTATTAAATAAATTATGGATCTAATAAATATTAAACTTCCTTCTGGGAAGACTGCTAAACTTATCCCTTATTTCACCAGAGGTGATGACAAGTATATTACTAAGGAAAGGTGGGGTGGTGCTACGGTTAAGAACAAGGATGACGGTAGTGTAGAAATTCAAAATATTCCCGTGAATCAGGTGGACAAAGAAGATGACGCCATTGTTTTAAGAGGGGTTAAGTTTATTGGGGATAAAGAATTTACAAAAGAAATGTTAGACCAGGTAGAGAGTAGAGATTTTGCGGTTCTTTTGGCTGAACTGAAGAAAATAAGGGCAGGTAAAAAAAAATAGAACTACAGGCGATAATTGAGAAGGCAATATTTTATATTAAAGGGCAGGCGGTTAGACCTCCTGAAGAATATTC